CGCCAATTTCAAGTAGTCCAGCTAGTGCAATCATTTTTTTGGTGGCTTTTTGTTTTTGGCTTTTCGCATATTGCGAACCGGTAGTTGTCTAGTCATTAGAATTGCCCTTTCGTGTAAATTGCCCAAATAAGCAACGCGACTACAAAAAATCCAGTTGCAACTGATATGACAATAATGACTCCGTTTATCCAGCCCCAAACCTTCTGCCTGCGTTTGTATATTGCCAAAGCCTTGTCGCGCACCTCTTGCTCACGCTCACGTTTTTTTAAAGACTGATATTGCAGAAAATCATCGTATAGTCCTGGGCGCCCTGAGTAGATAAGCATCTCTTTTAACTCAGCCTCAGCTTCACGTAAAGATTCCATCGCCCAGAAAGCGTCTGAATCACTGCCTTTGCTTGATGCCTTCTTTGCAATCTCAGCCTTGAGGCCAAAATACTCACCTAGCTTGGTTGCACACTGGGCAAGCTCAGACCCATTTTTTAGCGCGAGCTTGACTGTTGCAAAACACGCATTTGCAGCAGCCAGCTCAATTAACATTACTTATTTAAAGATGTAACAAACCAAGCCACAAAGCCGCTTATGACACTTGCTATTGACATGCCCATCCAAAACCCACCTTTACTTTTATTAGCCAAAGCCATCAGTTCTTCAAGTTGTCGGTCTACTTTGTCCATTTTCTTATCCATGTCTTGAACTTTTTGCCAAAGCACGCCATATTTGACAAGATCAATCTCGTTGCCTTCGGCCATAACTCCATTCTCCAACATTAGATGCCTTGGCCTGGCGTGATGTAAACGGTGGTAGCACTAGAAGCCAGACCGCTGAAGTAGGTGTCTTTGTTAAAGCGCAAGATCTCAACGGCACCAGGCACCAGCACGATGGCTGCTGAAGGCGTGCCAGCAATAGGCGCAACTGCATTGGCCGTTGCCTCCGTTGCAGTGTTTCCAGTGCCCAAGAACACGGTTACGGTGCCTGAATTAATAAGGCGGTACTGACCAGCGTTCTGCGGGTCAAACTTTGCAAAAACTGGCGCTTGGATACCAGTAGGAGCTGATGCGGCTGCCGCCACCACAATGGTCTGGCCAAGTGGTGTAAATGCGATTTGTGAATTTCCGGCCATGTCAGACTCCTTGTGCAGCTTGGGCTGCTTTGTACATTGCAATGATTAAACAAAAAACTTTTATTAAAGACATTTATTTTTCCTTACTGCCGAGCGGGGTTTGGATTAGCTACAATTTTATTGTCTTGTAAAATAAAAAACCCACTTACTAATTGATCGTATTGTTCAACAGTTAATTCAATAGCATCTTCTACAGAAGTAGAAGAATCTTGTCGAATTTCTGTTACGCCGTCTTGACGTACTATTGCGTATTTCATCGTACTCTCCTTGCGCTGATTGTTCCATAAGCCCCGATAGACCCTGTTGTGTAAATTGCCCGAACAACTAAATACATTGTTGTGGTTGCTGCTAATGAATATCTATACACTGGCAATGCTGCGGTCATATCTGCAACTGTTGAAATTTGCGTTGAATCATTCATCAACACTTGAATTCCTATTGACGGGCCAATCCCGCCGCTTGATGAACCGGCATTTGCGCCAACAAGTGCAACCACAGAAGTCCCAGATATCCCGCCAAATCCAACTATTCCCGCAACATCCCAATCACCAGCAGTTAAAGAAATGCTAGTAATGTCTGCGGCTGTTGGGGATGTTAAAGCTATCAAACTGGCTGGAGCAACTGTTGATGATACATATTCGCCGACAACCCCCGCAGCAGCATTGTTGTTTGTTGTAGTGCCTTGAATGCCTTTGCCAGATGTGCCGATGACCAAGTTGCCTGTGCTTAAAGTTACATCATTAACCAATGTCGGGGCTGTTGCCAACACGTTGTTGCCTGTGCCTGTGTTGGTTACGCTGACCACGTTCTTGCTAGCGTCCAGCGCTAAAGCTGTGGATGCGGTCAAGCCTGACAGCGTGCTTGTGCCTGAGACTGATAGGTTCACGCCATTCAGATCAGCGCCACCTTCAACTCGCTGCCAAACGCTGCCGTTAAAGGTTGCCAGATCACCAATGCCCCAATTGCTGATGCCATCGAGGGCCGTAGCACCTGCCACGCTGACAACGTAGTAATCGCCCTTGGTGCCAACACCAGATGCCAATGCTGGGCTGTTGGTACTGGCGTTCCAAGTGCCTTTGTAGTTCAATGCACCAATCGCATTGGTGATAGATGAGACTGTTTTTAACATGGTTTAGTCCTTAAATAAATGTTCCGTACAACTGAACAGTGTTTGTTGCACCGCCAGAAGCGGTGGCTATCGTGCAACTGATAATTATCCCAGCGGGATACGCTCTGCTTTTGAGTGGCGTTGTGTTTGGAATTGGTTGCAAGATTACCGCATCATCAGCTGCGTCCAAGTTGCTCAACGTGTTGGCCGGAATGAAATCCGTCGTCGATGTGCTTTGTCCAATGCTGATTGTCGTTGTTGCGCCAGCATCAGCGCCAGCAATTACAACAGCCTTAGTCAAAATTAACTTTTTATTTGGCGGCACATAATAAAGAATTGTGCCTCCATTAGCAGCAAACGAAACTGTTGTGCTACTTATCATTCCTGCGCCGTTTAAATAAAAACCATTTTGCCAGTTGCCTGGATTAATGTTATCTTTAAAAATATTATTGTGGTATATAGATTCTGCATCTTGCGTTCCCGAACTCAATAAAGCATTAACAGTAATAGCATTTGGAGTTGTGAACACATTGTCGTGAACAGTAACGCCAGTTTGAGTGCCGCCACCAGCAAATCGGATTGCTGTAAAATCGCCACTACCACCACAATCAATAAATTGGTTGTCACAGATAGAGCCATTTGTCAATGTATTGACTTGAAGTGCTGCGGCAACACCTCCACAAGTGTCAAACGTATTGCCATAGATTGAGGCGTTTTTAACTTCAGCACCAGAGGTAGAGAATCCAACAAGAATTGTTGCACAATCTTCAAAATAATTATCAGCAATAACCAATCCATCAACATTGGTTAAAATCATTGTTTCATCAGTAAGAAAAATCCAGTTACTAATAAAATTAACGTTGTTTGTAATTTTTGCGCCAACAACTCGAACACCGTTGCTTGTGTTCATGTAGTTGTCAGCAACCGTAATGTTTCCTCTGCGATCTGTACTAGCAAGATTTAGGTTTCCCAAGTCAAAAATTACAGCGCGTCTTCTAGCCCCAACAGGGCCAATCCCAACAAAAATGTTGTTTGTGACTGAGATGTTTCTTGCGTATGCAAATTGCAATTCAGGTTCAACATCAATAGCGCCTGGCATTGTTGCGTTGGTTGTATTTACAAAATAGTTATCGGAAATATACAAGCCATCAACAGAGCCACCAGTTACACCTTGGCGGCAAGTGTTATTAATACCATCAAAACGGCAGTTTCTAATGGTTGTATTTTGTGCCGCATAATTTGTAGGAACGCCAACACCTGACATTTGAGAACCTACAAATACTGCATCGCCGCGCCATCCGTAAAAATAGCAGTTGTCAACGGTTACATTTTCTGTGTGACCGCCAAGAATAACGTGCGACTGTTCATCTGCTGGCGTGTAAGTCCCTGCTGGCAAATCCATTTGAAACTGAATGTTGCGAAACACCACATCTTTTGTTGCTGTTTGATTGTTGGTGTAGTTTAGGGTAAACATTCCATCGTAAGCACCTGGCCGAGGATTAGTGCCAGCAATCTGGTGGATGATGGTGTTCCAGCTTTCGCCAATCAACTGTGTGTTACTTGACAAATCAACGTGAGTGATTTCGTATGTGCCATCAGGAAAATACAAAGCCCCACCAACATTTGCGGCAGCTTGAATTGCTGCCGTGTCATTAGTCACGCCATCGCCAGTTGCACCAAAATCTTTGACGCTTATGTACTGTGACAGCTTTTGACAAACTGGATAAGCAACGCCGCCAGTAAATGGGGGGTTATATGTGAGTCCACAAGCGTCCGCACCAATGCCAGTTCCTTGTGGGAAGTTGTAAACCATTGAACCTTTGCTGTCCTGCACCAAGATGCTGAAGTCTGCGCCGTCAACATAGACCTGGGCTGGTGTTCCAGCGTTAGAAATGTAGCCATTGAGTGTACGCAAAGGCTGCACTGCTGTAATAGTCAGTGCTGCATCATAGTAGGCCACGACAGGATTGGTCTGAGGGTTCAGGTTGTCGATTCCGATCCAGACGTAACCGTTCTCCAGTGGTTGCCCATCACGATCTTGAAAGACTGGAAATGGGACTTGAATCGAGAGTGGGGACATTTATTGGTTCTCCTGGTCGAATTGTCGCTCGGCTTGAAGGGACGATTGCAAATACTGGATTCGTGCGTCAAGCGTTTTAGGTATTTTAACCGCATCAGCAAACTTTTGAAAGGCTGGTGACGCGGCTGTTTTGCGAATAGTGGCTGCGCTTGGTGCTCCCTTGGTCGCGGCTTCAATTGCAAGTTTTTGGAATCCCTCATCAGCAAACAGCTTTCCTGCTGCCTTTACTCGGTCTTCAGCGCCTTGCGACATAAATTTAATAATGTCTGGGGCAACTAATCCGCCGCCTGGCACAAGGCCAGTTACTGCTGTTGCAGCTCGCTGCGTAATGCTGCTTTCCATGACTTTGCCAATCAACCCCTCTGCATTTGCAAATGCCTGGTTCGCTTTACCTGTGGTCAAGACATTGGCTCTAGCATCGGTGATGCGCTTGGAGACCTCAAACAGGTCGCGCAAAACAACTGCCGAATCTTTACCCAGCGTGTCCACGATAATCTTGTAAACGGCTGGGTTGGCGCGTAGCTTGGGGTAGATTGTTGCAAACTCTGAGAAACCAAAGCCGCCTTTCTCAGCGCCTCTGGCAGAGCGCGTGACAGATGCCAGCGCAGTGGCTATTGTCTCTTTGCGTAGGTCTTCTGGGACGGTCTTGAGTAGGCGGTTAAAATCGCCAGCATCGCCTTTGGCAGCGCCGGTAATGGCGGTACGCATTTTATTAGCAATGCTGCCCTCAATGTCTTGGCCAAACGCATTGACAATCCGCTTTCCTAATGCTCGCTCTTTGGCGTAAATAAGGTTAGCTCCACGCAGTTGCTGGCGTAGCTCCTCGCCACCTATTCTTCCTACGTTTGTCAGTTGGTCATCAGCAAGTGCTGCATAAAGACGCTTGAGGTCTGCCTCGGCCATGCTGCCGTAGGGCGACTCCATATTATTAAGAGCCTTGCCAATCAATCCTTTTTCGCGTTTAAGTAGCCCGTAGGTCACATTACCGCGCTCAATCATGTTGGCCAACTTGCGCTCGGCTGCTGACATGCCTTCGTCGGTGACTTCGGCTTTAATAGCGTCTAGCGTTGCTTTGAGCTTTGGCAGGTCAACCACCGATGTCCTTGGCACCACTGCGTCAACCGCATCGTAAACTTTGCCTGCCTGCGCGTTAAGGGCTGAACGAGTCGCTGTCAGCGAGTCCTTGATCTTTTGCGAGACCACGCCAGGCGCAACAGCACCTTCAACAAAAGTTGCATCAAACTGCTTGATTACATCGTCGGCTTTGTCCACGGCCTGTGTAACAATGTTGCGCCAGCCTGCTTCAGCCTCACCACCGGCTACTGAGCGTGTTAGCCCTGCGGCTGCTCGGACTTGCGGGTTGTCGCTAAATACGTCGGCAGGCAGTTCAATGCCAAGTCGCTCGGTTGCTTCTTTGGCCGCCACGTTGACTTGAGCAAGGTCGGCCAGCCGGTTTCTTGCGCCAGCAGAGCCGAATCCGGTGCCTGCTGCTTTTTGAACAAGATTATTGACAGATTCTTCGGTAACTTCTGCAACGATTGGAGCAACTGCTGGTGCAGCCGGCGCCACTGGAATCTCTGGGACTGCTGGCGCTACCTCTGGCATTGCCATGCCCGTTGGTGCTACAGGCGCACCAGCCGCTGGTATGGGCATAGGTGCGCGGCCTGTGACGCTCTGTACGCCTCTTTTTACAGCTTGGACAACCGGAGGTGCCACTCGCTCAATAATCTGCCCTGCTGGGCCTGTGATGGCTGCCACGCCAACGTCTGTAGGGCTGAATTCTCCACCAGTTGCAGCTTGCGTTCCCTCAATAACTGCTTGTGTCGCACCCGCACCAATAAATGCGCCTGGGATGGTTGCTGCTCGGCCTGCTGGCGTAAAGGCTGCAAGAGCACCTATAGCTCGTGGCGCATCGCCCATCGTAAGACCTGGTGGTATTGCATATTCCTGATTGTCAACTGACGAGCGCATCAAGTAATTGCCTTTAGCATCTTGACGAACCTGTACACCAGGAAAATTAGATTGCAGAATCTGCACCGTTTCCTTGGGGTTGCTCATAAGCGTGCCAAGCGCCGTTTTAAAGGATGCCACGCTCATTTGATTGAGTTCTGGCATTGATGTCCACTCTGGCAGAGTTTGGGTCTCTGGGGTTGCGCGTGCGCTTCCTGTGACCGACTCAGCAATACCTTCAAAAAACCCCATTTCTGGTTGTGGCTCTGGCGCTGGAGCCTCTAAAGCAGCAGGCCCACCACCGGCACGAATTGACGCAACCCGCGCTTTTAAGTCGGCTGAGTCTGGCGCAACATCATCTGGAATGTTGTTGATTGTGATGCCATCTTTTGTCGTGATGGAATATGCCATATTAGTAATCCACCGTAACGTTGCGGTTCGAGCCTGTGCCAGGTGCAGTCATACCATTTGGGCGACCCCCACTTTTTTCAGATTGTTGGAGCCATTGGCCTATTGTTTGGCCAGGTACAGACAAGAACCTAGCTTGCTCGGTAATGTACTTGGAGAGTTTGACTTGAGCATCTTTTTTGCGAGTCAGCCAGTCTCTTAATTGGGCTTCATCCATATTTATCGGCAGTGCAGTTTCAAGAGCAAGCGACAACTCGCCCTCAGACAATGCGCCAAAGGTGACTGAGCCAATAATGTCAAGTCCAAGATTGCGCTGAATGTTTTGCAGCTCAATGGTTGAGGCTTTCCAGTTGGGAAACTTGCTGGCAATAACGCCAGTTGTTGCGCCTGCGTCAAGCGCGGCAACAGCATCGTCAAGGTTTGAGATGTTGGTGGCAATCTTTCCTAACGTTACAAATGCTTTTTGCGCCTCAACTTGTCCAATTTCTCCAGCTTTTCGACTGCCTGATCTTAATCCCTGAATGCCTGCCCCAAATTCCTCAGACTTACGCACAGCATCAACCCTATCCTGTCCTGTTAGCTCTACGCCGTCGGCTCCAATAACCCTAGTTGTTCCACTTTTTGTGACAATTATGGATGTTCCGTCTGGTGTAATTTTGCTAGATTGAACTCCATCGTTGCTGCCTTCTGACGCAATCTCTCTCTCTATTTTGCGAATATTTAGCGTTAAGGTGCGTTCTTTATACTTTTCATCAACGGCTGCGCTTTTTGCTTGTGCCTGTGACAATTCACTTTGCGCTTTGGCTTTTGCAATGTCGTCAGGCGCAGTTGCAACGGCAACCTCTGCGGCTGTAACGGCTTGCTGTGCCTTGGCCACTTGCTCGCTTAGTTTGCTTGGTGCCCCTGCTGCTGCGCTTTGGGCTTCTACCGTGTTCTTAAACCTATCAGGATCCATTGTAGACAGCGCCATATTAACGCCAGCTTGAGCAGCCTTTGTGTTGCCAGACTCTAGTGCGGCAAACACTTGGTCATAAATCTGAGTTGGCTCGCCTGCGTTCTTTTTGGCCGCAATAATGGTTTTAAGTTGTTCCATCGCAACTGCTGGGTTGTTGTTTTCCAAAGCCATTGAAACAGAAAAGCCTTGGTTGAATTCATTGGTCAGGCGTTCTTCGCCAAAACTTTGACGAGCTGACTCAAGGGCTTGCCGTTGTTGCGGGTAAGTAAGAATCAACTTATTAAATGAACTCTGCGTTGGGTTGGCTAATGTATTTTGCAGGTCGGTAGCATATTGCGCTTTTATGGCTGCGGCTTCTTCTTGTGTAGCTTGCTCTTGCGTGCGCTCTCTGCGTTGCGCCACAGCTTGCGCAAACCCTGAAAAAGCAGGGGTAAGATCAACCATTTGCGATGCGTAATTAATTGGTGCTTGTAGTGGATTGATGGCCATGTTTTTGCCTTAAAACGATGCGATTGTTTTGCCAATTTGCAGCGCATCGCCAAATGCCTGCCTGTTTACATTACCTCTGGCAATTTGGCCTCCTGCAATAGCTTGGCCTTGATTGGCTAAAAGATTTGCAATATTGCTTGCAGAAGACATGCCTTGTGATGCTTGTCCGGCTGCCGACGCTTGACCCAATGCAGAAAGACCACCAAGGCGACCGTATTGTTGCTCGATAAGCGCGTTGAGCATTTGTGGCCGGAACTGTGCAAGCGCAGCTTGAGTGTTGCCGCCACGTAAACCACCTGTGGCTGATGCGTTTTGCAAGATAGCATTTTCACCTTGCTGCGTAAGTGACTGAAAAAATGGAGATTGCTCAAAGCCTGAGATTGCTTGTTGCTGCGCCTCTTGCCCCTGTAATCCAATCAATGCCTGCTGGCCACCTAGCGCACCTTGCCCTGCGGTGACATAAGGTGCCATAAGTTCAACTAATGCGTCAAACTGTCTGCGCTGCTCGTCTATACCAGCTTGTGATGCTGCGGCTTGAGTTTGGCCAGCACGCTCTGCGGCTTTACCTGCTTGCTTTGCGCCGGTGATGCTTCCAACTACGTCGCCAATTGCGTCTCCAATAAAACTCATAATGTGCTCCAATCTTGCCGAGTCATGCCCAGCACATAAACGTCTTTAATGATGCCGCCTTGCATACAAGCGTGTCGGCGTGTGCCTTCGTGCTTCATGCCAAGTTTTATGCAGTAATTCTTTGCTGACTCTAAGCCTTCAATAATGTAAGCTGTCACGCGCAAGATGGGTTGGGCAAATGCCCATGCTAGAAAAGCGCGGCCAAGAGCGCGTGAGTGCTTAATGGCAGACTTGTGCAAAAGCGAATGTAGCTCCATCTCAATGCTTGAGAAACGGATGGCCATAAATGCGCCAACAAAGTGACCGCCTACGGTTGCACTTAAATATGTAACGCTCGGATGGTCAATAGGCGCGGCTGGACGTTGGTCGTGACCCACTTTTGTGATGTAGGAATCAGCGTAAACTTCTTGCAAGTGCGCTGCTGTGATTCCTTCAGTGATGGCCGAGTTCAGCATATTTTCTCCGTAGTCGGAAAGAGTTGCTGGCGGCTCTGATGACTCAGCGCCTTTATTGTCGCACATTTCAGCATTTGGTCAATCTTCATACTCTCGGTCGTCCCATGCTTGACAAACCCGCATGTCGTTGCAGATAAAGTCCAGCTTTTCGCAGTGGCCACGAAAGCCAGCGCCTTCGTTGTAAGCCGCCATTGGGATGCGCTCGATTTTTACCTGTGCCATTAGGCTGTTGTCGTAGTAGCCGCAATTAGAGCAGTGTTTGCGCCTTGCGTCCTTTTCATCGGATTGCATAGCCTCTGCCAGGCCTGCGTAAAACTCTTTATTTGCGCCTGGCTCGTTGGTTGGCATTTCAGGGCCGTAGTTCCAATCCTGAACCGCAATGGCGTAGTTCTTTTTGTTCTCTGCTGTAGTGAGAAATTCATCACCCATCGGCAGACCTGTAAATCCCTTAGGGATAACCATAAACTCTTTCATCTCAGTCCCTTATGTTGCTTGGGTTTGCGCTGTCAAAATGCCGTTCACGAATGTCATACTGCCATCTGCGCCTGCTGGTGTGAGTTTAGCTGTTGTGATGGTCACGCTAATACCGCCAGCCAGAGGGTCGCCACTTGCTGCGGCTGTCAGTCTGCCCTTAGCATCAACAGTCAGGTTCGTGAAAGTGTAGCTGCCTGGGGTGACTGCGGTGTCGTCTAGGCTGATGGCTGGTGTCAAGCCGCCAGTGCTTGAAATGGGCGCAACGCCCGTTACAGCGGTAACTAATGCCACGCCACTGGCTGCGGATGTCAAACGCCCTTGGGCATCAACAGTTAACGATGAGTAGGTGTAACTGCCTGGAGTGACTGTCGTATCGGTCAGCGCCAGCGCAATAGTGCCTGGGCCATTGGTAACGTTGATGCCTGCCCCTGCGGTCAGTTTGTTTTTGGCAAGTCCTGGGGCATCACCAATCAGCAAGTCGCCATCGGTGTAGCTTGTCTGGCCCGTGCCGCCACTTCCAACTGGCACAAGATTGATGCTGGAAAATAACAACTCGAACTGGCGTATCTGCTCTTGGTTTACCAAGAACGTTGCAAGCTGGTCACGGGTAAGGTTAAGTTTTTTCGTTACCATGATTAGTAAACCAAAGGCTCAATCTGAGCCTCAAGACGAACAAAGGACAAGTGCGCGTCACTATCGCCTTGGAAACGCTGTAAGCGCCAGTTCCTCATGTGGCCCTGCTGTAGCCATGCGATGCGCTTGGCACGCTCTCCAGTCGTACCCACGCGGGTGATTCGGTCTTGGCTCCACGATTGGCCGTCGACACTGTAGCTGGTGCTTATATTTGGGTTTATTCCAAGTGCTACGCTGCCAGTGAGCGTTATCAATTCCAGCCGGTTGAAAATAGCGCCGTTGCTCTCGTTGTAAACAATCAGCGTGCCAAATTCCCATCGCACTTGTTGACCCCAATGGCTGCCAACATCTTGAACTAAGTAGCCAATACTGGATGACTGCGGGTCGCCCACAAGCCATTTGTCGTAAGCCCAGACCATGTTGCGTGCGCGGTACTGCGCGAATCCGGCTAAGGTTGTGGTTAGCGTAAACCAAACAGGCTCGCCCAATGCCTTGGACGCGGCTGCATCAAACACTACTGTACGGTCTGGTAGATGAACGTAAAGGTGTTGGTGGTTTTTGTCGTTACGGGACTCTAATTTAACCGCTGCAAGTTGTGCCTCGGTGTAATTTAACAGCAAGTTATCAATCTCTTGCGTGCTAATTTTAGTGGCCACGGCTGATATGCCGGAGTAAATTGCTGGCGCTTCGTTGCGGCCACTGCCTAAGAATCCGATGGTTTCTGCGTAGACACAGCAGGCTTGCGTGCCAATCACGCCTTTAGGGATTTGCGCCCCGTCAATGCGAGCAAACGGGAACAGGTCGCCGCCTACGTTGTCAAACACCTCGATGGTATTACGGTTTAGCGCATAGACTTCGTTCCTGAGCTTGAGCAAAGCCACTACTGGGTCTGGGTCAACCTCTGAGGTGCCGTATTTTAGCGGGTTAACTTGTGTCGGGTCGATTAGCTCAGTGACAATAAGAAACTCGCCATCGGTGGTCATGAAGTACCCATCCACCCACACAACATCAAGCACTACACCAAGGTCTGGGTCAGTTACTTGCGTGAGTGCGCCGTTCCAGTAGTACAGCCGCCCACCCGATGCAATGGCCAAGCGGTCAAAGCTGTAGTCCATTGTCACCAACTCAGTGATTGGGCCGCCAACATCGCCAAGCGTGGTTACAGTGCCATTGCTGGACACCTCCACTAGCTTTGTTCCCATTACCCGATACAAACTGCCTTGCCAGTTGATGCCGCCTCTGTCAATGCCTGGGCCAGTACCGTTGGCCACAATCCCATCGCCTGGACGCAAGAAGCCATTGCTGATGCCTGATACCTTTGGCACAGGCACAAAATTCACTGGGTACGAGGTGCGAAGCTCTGGCGTGTTGTCAGAAAATATCCCCGACAAAATGGGAATTTGCATTATGTTTTCCCCTTGTTTCGGGCTGATATTTTCTTTGCTTTAGCTTGTGCGTCAGCCTTAGACGATGCGCCCCAAGCCCTCAAACTTAACAGCAGGCGGGTAGGCTCACCGTCTTTGTATTCAGGGCCAGCGTTGCCACCCATACGGGCTAGAAACGATGCTCTGCGCGGGTTGTCGCCAGTCTTAACCGGAGGCTTCAGGTTCATGCCATCAGCCTTAGCAGCAGCACGCCCCTTAGCGTTCAAGCCGCCTTTAGCGTTCTGTCCTGCTTTGCGTGCATAGGCTGGAGTTTTCATTACGCCACTACAGCGCCACGGAATCCGACCACCCACCAGTCCGTTCCAATAAACTGAAGCGTTGCAGAATCTCCAACAGCATTAAAAGTAATTGTAGTTGCGCTTCCAAGGTTGGCAGGAGTCAGAATACCAGTGTCACCGCCTGCTGCTTCTGCAATATAAACAACTGTCTTTAGTTGCCCTTGTGCGCCATCTGCAAGCGTCAAAGCATTACCAGCAGCAGTCGAAGTGAAAGAAGTGGCCAGGCTTGTAATATCCACTGCACCAGGGCCACTTAATGCTTGCACTGTTGCCGATGCCTCGTTAGTGATGTTGTACCAACTATTGGTCGCTAAATAGTAGCGATACTGAACAGCATTACCAGCAGTAATAGTGGAGACATCCCCAAAGATTGCAGCCGCGCCATTAAGCGCAATTGTGAACGCTGTAATTGTTTGCGTGCTAGTTATCAGCACCTGAGTGCCATCAGGCACGCCGGTGTTCAGTGGCAAGGTGACAGTTCCTGTGGCCAATGTGCCTGCGGGTTGGATAAGCATCCATTGCTGTTCACTAACCGGCGTTGGCACTGTGATATTAAATCCAGCGCCTGGCGTGTACAGGGTGGTTGAAACGGTCGGTGCTGCAAATACGGTTTGAAAGTAGGCCAGCAATTGGCTGACAGATACCTTGCGAGCATCGCCATTGTTTGGCACGTAAATTGGAAGCTGGTCGCCGCCTGAGACTTGGCTAAGGCTTGCGAGTTGATTGATGGTTGGCATGATTTAAACCTTAATATAATTCAATTGTACCGTCTTGACCTGCAAGAAGTGGATCAACTGGCTGGCGAAGAAATGGGTTGTCATAAACGCGCCACGGTTTATTACCTGCGCCTGCTGGCATTGTGCCAGGCATTTGCTGCTCGTATGGCATAGCGGCAAGCGATAGCAAAGTGTTGTAAGACTCCTTGGCCGTTGTTTTGGTGTCGGGCATAACCTGCTTGCCGTAACTAGGAGCCAGTTTGATAGCTAAGTTGGTGTAAATAGCCTCAGTTGAACTGTCGGGCACGTTGGTCTGCTCGTCTAAGTCGCTGTCTTGTGGGCTTGATGGCAGTGGGTAGCCCAAGCGTATGCCCAAGGCGTTCCATGCTGCAATCATAGTGTCCAGCCTTCGAACTGCGGATTGCAGTTGCTCTGGGGTCAAGTCAAAGACGTAGGAGGCAAGGCCAATTTCCTCAAAGGCTTGCGTGACGAATTGGCGCTTAGTCCATCCCATTTCATTCTCCCGTGGTCGGTTCGGTCAATCTGTCTTGAATCAATTGTCCCAGTTTTTTGTCTCTTGTCCTACCGTCAAAGCGGATACTTAATTCGTTCGCCTTGGCCTCTAGCTCTGCGCGGGTTGGTGCTGCATCATCAATGACTGGTTCAGGCACCGCCTTGGTTTCTGGCTCTACCTGCTTCCAGCCTAGTGGCTTGGATGGCTTGCGCTTCTTGGTCTTTTTGGCCTTGAGCTTGATGCGCCAGTCTGCAACCCTCT